ACTTCCTGACCAAGCTGTTCGAGGAATATAACAGCAAGGCCGCCGAGGAAGTGGCTGCAAACGCCAAGGAAAACGAGGCGTACGAACAGGTTATGCGGGATGGCAGCAAGATTATTGCCGGCATCAAGGATGCAAATACCGCCAACGCCGCCATGCAGCCGTTCAAGGCTCTGCACCATCACCTGACTTCCAGCCGGGAACTGAACGCCCAGTGGAAAGCCAAAATCGCAGCCCTCGGCCTGAGTTTCGATCCGAATTCCGCCCAGTACAAGCCCGCAGAGGAGGCACAGTAATGGCTGCATACCTCGTCACTCACTCGCTGCTGTCCTCGTGGCTGCATCTCATTCGGGAGAATCCTTACGAGGATTTGACCACCGAGGGCGACCCGCTGGCGGAGTTCATGCTGGTACTGCGCCGAGAGCCTACGCCCCGGACGGAGGCCATGCAGAACGGCATCGACTTTGAGAACCTCGTGACCGCCATTGTCAATGGCCACGATGACCCCAACAATCCGTGGAACTGGACTGCTGGGCAGATCGCCGCCATCATCAAGGGCGGGCAGCTACAGTTCAAAGCCCGTCGGACGATTCAGGTGCGGGGCATGGATGTGGTTCTGTATGGCCGCCTCGATGCCCTGAAAGCTGGCACCATCTACGACATCAAATTCAGCAAGGGCTACGAGCGCGGAAAGTTCTATTCCAGCACCCAGCACCCAACCTATATGCTGCTCATCCCGGAAGCGCAGACGTTTTCCTACCTCGTCAGCAACGGCATGGACGTTTGGACGGAGTGCTACCGCAGGGATGAAACGCCGGATATTTGCCCCATCATTTCGGACTTCTTCGACTGGTTGGATGCTTTCGGCCTGATGAACGTGTTCAAGGAGCACTGGAAAGCCTTATGACCGGGCGGCTGGTCGATATGAGTTTCAGTTTGAACCGCAAGCAGCGTATCACGCTGGAAGTTGATTCTGATTTCCGAAGTCTGTGGGACAAGCTGAATCAGGAGCCGCTGCTGGACATTGAAATCAAGAAGCACCGCAACAAGCGCAGCCACAGTGCAAACGCCTACTTCCATGTTCTGGTCAACAAGATTGCCGCCGAAACTGGCGAATCGGACGACCTTGTGAAAGAGCGGCTGGTTGTGGCCTACGGAACGGTTGCGAGAGATAAGGATGGCTGCACCGTGGGCTTCAAACTTCCGGTCAGCGTGGATGTTCACGACCTCTACAAATACACCCGCTGCTTTGATGTGCGGGAAGAGGACGGAAAATGGTTCAACTGCTACTTGGTTTACAAGGACACCAGCAAGATGGACACGAAAGAATTTTCACACCTGATTGACGGTGCGATTGATGAAGCCAAGGCTCTGGGTATCGAGACGGATACCCCGGAGCAGTTGGCCCGGTACAAGGAGGAATGGTCACGATGAAAGGCCGAATCGTCATCTGCGACTACTGCGGAACGCCCGCAGACTTCGTAGACAGTTCGGTGGTTTACCACGGCCACAGCTTCGGCATGATTTACCTCTGCCCTCGCTGCGGTGCCTATGTCGGCGTACACAAGGGGTCTGACAAACCCCTTGGCCGCTTGGCAAATTCGGAGTTGCGCAACTGGAAAAAGGCAGCTCATGCAGCATTTGACCCGCTCTGGAAATACGGTCCCTACCGTGGCCGCCGGAATGAGGCCTACCGCTGGCTGTCCGAGAAGATGGGCACCCCGATTGAATTTACGCATATTGGAATGTTCGATGTGGACCAGTGCCGCAAGGTGGTCCGCATCATGCGAGAAGAAAGGAACCGGTTATGGAAGATTTGAACGTCCAGACCATCGCTATCCCGGTTGAGGAGTACAAGGACTTGCTTCGGGCACAGACCGAGCTCGCCATCATCTACCAGAAGAACGCCAACGGTGATGCTTACGGCACTGGCACTTTCGTGCAGGAGATGCGGAACGCATTTTGCAACGTCAGGCAGGAGGACGCGCATGCTGAATAATTGCATATTTCAGGGCCGCTTCGCTGCCGATCCTGAAATGCGGACCACACAGAGCGGCCTGACAGTCGCCAGCTTTCGCATGGCCGTTGACCGGGACAATGTCGGTCAGGATGGCCGGCGGGCTACCGATTGGCTGAATTTCGTGGCATGGCGTAAAACGGCAGAGTTCGTTTGCCAGTATTTCCGCAAGGGAAGCACGGCTCTTGTGGAGTGCCAGTGCCAGACCCGCTCCTACGAAGACAAGAACGGTCAGAAGCGCACCGCCACCGAGTTTGTGGTCCAGAAGATTCACTTTTGCGGCCCAAAAACGGAGCAGCGAGTGGATGATGGCGGTGAGGCACCGCCGCCGGGCTACCAGCAGCCGCAGCAGATGGGCTTCAACACCCAGAGCCAGCGGCAGCAGTGGCAGCAGAGTGCCCCCGGCGGGCAGCAGCCCAGCTACTCGCAGGGCGACCCTGACGATTTCTCGGTCATCGATGACAGCGACGACCTGCCGTTCTAAGGGGGGCTGATAATGGCAACTGGAAAACGGTATTACTGGATTAAGCTCAAGGACTCGTTTATGTCGTCGGACATGATCGATTACCTCATGGGGCAGCCCGATGGTGCCAACTATGTTGTCCTTTATCAAATGCTCTGTCTCAAAACCATCAACACTGGCGGCCGACTGGCTTTCCAAATCGGGGATATGATTATTCCTTATGATGTAGAAAAAATTCAGCGCGAATGCAAATGGTTCTCGTTGGCAACTGTCCGTGTTGCTTTGGAAGTCTATAAGCAAATCGGTCTAATTTATGAGGACAAAGATGGTGTTCTCGTTTTGGCCAACTACTCAGACATTGTCGGCAGTGAAACAGACTACTCTGCGCAGAAGCGCCTTCAGCGTGAAAACCGCCGCAGACAACTTCCCCCAAAGTGTGCAGACAGCAACGAGGACAACAATGTGGACAATGTCCATACAGAGAAAGAGATAGATAAAGAGATAGATAAAGAGAAAGATATAGAGAACAGAGAAAGAGTAAGAGATAACGGTAGTCCGACCGTCGATGCTGGGCTGGCTGAGATCATCCGCTCTTTCGAGGACAATCTCGGAGGTTTCCCACCAGCAGCGCGGGAAGACCTGCTGGGCTGGCGGGAGATTTTCACGGACGACCTCATCTTGCTGGCCATCAAAAAGGCCGCTCTGGCCGGGGTTCGCAAATGGTCCTACGTCAACGGCATCCTGAAAGTATGGAAAAACGAGGGTGTGAGAACCCTTGGTGACGTGCAGTCCCGTGACGAGCGGCGCAAGCCCCCGGCGGGTCAGCAGCCCAAACGCTCCGCTGCCGAGGACTACAATGAAATTTTCGGTGAACTTTTGGGAGGTTCAATATGACAGACAAAAAACTGATGGAGTTGCTGGTGGTCATTGATGATCACTACGGCCGCATCCGCAGCAAAGAGGAACGCATGGCAGATACCAAAATCTATATCCAAGCGTTCGGTGCTATCCCGGATGAAATCGTGGAAAAGGCCCTGTACACTGCATTTACGCAGTGCCGCTACCAGAATCAGCTTATTGTTGACTGGTGCGCCGAGGTCAAGAAGCTGCTGGCCGCCGGGCTTCCCTCGGCAAACGACCTCTGGGCACAGGCTGCGACCGCTGCCAAGCAGATTACGGCAAATCTGTACTACATGACCCACGGCGGGCTGGTGACCAGCGAGGGCAAACTCACCGGAGAGAACTTCAAAACCCGGAATGCTGAGATCTTCGCCGCCCTGCCGGTGGCGGTGCAGCGCTGGGCTGGCTCTCCGGCAGAGCTGAGCATGACCTTTGGCCGTGACGGCGCAGACCTGCTCCAGTTCGTGAAGCCGGGCTTCGTCCGGGCGGTGTCCGAGGCTCCGATCGAGAGCTTGCAGCCCCCGGCCCTGCCCGGTGGGGCAGCTCCGGCGCAGATTGGAGGTGGCACGGCATGAGGCGGAAAAGTCCTTTTCACAGCCTGATCGTGGGCGTTTCGTGCGCAATGGTTGGCTGCATCCTCGCAAGCACGGCCTACTCCCGGCGAGTAGACGAGCTGGAAATCGAGCGGGACATCTACGCCAGCCGCTTCCAGAACTGGCAGATGCGGGCTATCGATGCAGAGGAAAACGCCAGCCAGCTTCAGACTGAGGTTGACAACTTGACCGCAGAACTGGCAGCGCAGATCGATTTGACACTTACATACGCCGGGTCATTCAGCTGCACTGCCTACTGCACCGAGGAATACGCCCACATCTGCGGCGAGGGACACGGCATTACATCCAGCGGCGCAAAGGCGCAGCCGGGCGTGACCGTGGCAGCTGACACCAGCATCCTGCCCTACGGCACGGTGATCTATATCGAGGGTGTAGGTCTCCGGGTCGTTCAGGACACCGGGAGTGCTGTGGTAGGTAACAAGCTGGACGTGGCGGTAAACACCCATGCAGAGGCTCTGAGCTGGTCTGGCTGGGGTTCTCACCGGGTCTGGATTGTCACAGCAGGAGGTGACGCTGATGCGGACACCTAAACAGAAAACCTCCGCCCAGAAGCGGTATGAGCAACTCAAGTCCCGTGGCCTGTGCGTTGCCTGTGGAAAAGTGCCGGCGCAGCCCGGCAAAACCAAATGCATCCAGTGCGGCATCAACGCCAGCAAGTCGGCGCTGAGCTGGTATTACCGCAAGCACAAGGAGGTGCAGCATGGCACTGAATGAATATGGAGTCAAACTGGACAGCAACGGCTATGCACCCAGCATCCTCAACCAGCAGCCCACCTGCCTGATTTGCGGGCGATACCACACGGCCCGGCACGAGGTCTTTTATGGCCCCTACCGGGATAAGAGCAAGCGCTTGGGGCTGTGGGCGAATCTCTGCCCGTGGTGTCACCAGAACGGCCCGAACGCCATCCACCGCAACCATGACGAAGATCTCCGCTTGAAAAAGTGGGCGCAGAGAAAGGCCATGGAGCATTACGGGTGGCCGGAGGAGAAGTTCCGGCAGGAGTTCGGGAGGTCGTACCTGTGAGCACTTGCCCGATTATCGCCATTGACCCCGGCAATGCCCAGTCTGGCTACTGCGTTATCGACCGCAACACCCTGCGCCCGCTGGAATTCGGCAAGGTTGACAACGCCGAGCTGCTGCGGAAGCTGGCCTCTGCCACGGAGCAGGGCTGGCGGTGGGCGGTCATCGAGATGGTGGCCTCCTACGGAATGTCGGTAGGCCGGGAGGTGTTCGATACCGTCCTCTGGATCGGCCGTTTCTACCAAGCCCTGAACGCCTGCTGCCCAGTACGGCTGCTGTGCCGCATCGAGGAGAAGCAGCACATCTGCCACAACAGCCGCGCCAATGATGCCGCCATCCGGCGGGCACTGATTGACCGATTCGCAGACCACGACCTCAAAAATGGCCGCGGAACAAAAAAGAACCCGGATTTCTTTTACGGCTTCAAAGCCGATGTGTGGGCAGCCTACGCTGTGGGTCTGACCGCCATTGAAAACCGAGAGAACGATTATCATTTTTCTGCTACTTGAAAGGAGCACATACCATGGATAGCTACGAAAACGAAGCCTCTAAGTTCGCCGCCCAGCGCACCAAGCTGAAGAACATCTGCGAGGCGCACGACCTGACCTACACGTTCATCAAGAACAGCTACCCCATCAAGCTGATTATCCGCCCCATCAAGGGTGTGGGCGAACAGATGTCCATGCTGGAAACCGCCAGCGAGGACAGCTACATCTCCCCGGATGCCTACCTCCTGTTCACCATGAAGGATGGTGTGCTGGTCTACCGCATGAGCAAGACCTTCACCATTGAGGATGCCCTGTTCGGCAAAATCAAGAACATCTTCAAGAATATGCACTCCTACTACTGCCAGTTCTTCTTCCGGGAACTGATCGAGAGCGGCCGACTGAAAGCCATCGGCGGGAAGATGCCGGAAATCCCTGAAA